TAAGGAGTGATAGAACAATAGTAACAAAGTAGTTAAAACGAATAACAATGAGTATATTATCAGACGAATGGTGTTGCATGAATTGTGTACACCAAGAAGAATGTTTATTGGACGATCCAGAGTTTAACTTATTAGGATATTGTATGCAATACGAAGACGAAGAATGGGAGGAATAACCATGAACAGAGAAAGAAACAAATCCATTTGCCGAGAAAGACTATTGAAATTGCAAGAAAATGACATCAATAAACTTATAATAAGTGAAATTGCTGATTTGGCTTACTGTAACGGATATAATACCGTACTCGATGCTGCGGAAAAGGTTTTAAGTAACGAGGATTATTTTAAAATTGTGAAGCAATTGGAAAAGGAGGAATAGCCATGTCAACAATACTAAAATTGTGAGATTTACTACGCCTGAGTTTATATCACATTTAAATTAATAGACTAATTTTATAATAATGAAACCATTTGATTTAGAAAAAGCAAAAGCTGGTTCACCTGTGTGTACTAGAAGTGGAGAGAAAGTCCGAATTATATGTTTTGATGCAAATAATGATCAATATCCTATTATAGCATTAGCAAGTGTGGTTGGAGAGAATAGGGAGATTGTATATTCTTATACTAAAGAAGGGAGATATTTCATAGGATCAGAAAAAAGTTCAAAGGATTTATTCATGGTCGGCGAAAAGAAAGAGGGGTGGATAAACCTATATTCATTTCTTGAAGACGAGGAGTGTATAGGCCGTGTTTATGCTACAAGAGAGGAGGCTATGAGTAAAAGGCTTAGAGAAGATTATAAGTACATAGATACCATAAAGATAGAGTGGGAGGAATAAGTATGCACAACGTAATACTCTATCTTTATGGTACGCGATGATATGTTTAGAAAATAATCATGATTAATGAAAGGTAAATATGAAAGACAAGAAGCAATTAAAGTTTGTGAGCATTCAGTCGAAGGTGTCTCCTGAGACTGCCGATAGGATTGATCGGATCGTTGAGGAGGGAAGATTCGGTAGTAGATATGAGCTTATGCAATATCTGTTGTCTGCATTCCTAAAGTATGCAGATAAGGAAATGAAAGAAAGTGACGAGATAAATGAGTTTGCTAAGATGTTCGAGGGCTATCAAAATAAAAAGAACCGGATTATAACGACTAAGCCGGGCGGAAATCGAAGCCTGAAACTGAGTGAAAGTATCAATATTTTCAGCGAGGTGGGAAGGAGGGGATATGTATGCAGACGGATAGTTATCAACGGGGAAAAGGAGAGTGTGACTTCTAATTCAGAGAATGCGTTACGTTCAATTCTAAGAAAGCTATTTCCGGAAATGGCAAGATATATAGAAGCAGTTGGCAATGACATCGGAGAATGCAACTATATAAGGATATTGGAGTTCTTGATTGACAAGAGTGTGGATGATGATATCAAAATGATAGTAGAAAAGGACTTTGAATCCTTGAAACAAGAGACAAAGTATGGTCGCGTACCGGTGCGTGCGAAACGTGAAACAATAAACAAGTATGAGTAAGAATGCGGATTATACAAGAATGATACAGTCTACAAGGTGGAAAGTGCTGAGAAAGAAAAAGATCAGCGCTAATCCAATATGTGAAGACTGTATGGCAAAAGGAATAGTAGAACCGGCAACTGAGGTGCACCATATTATTCCGGCTGAAACAGCATTAGATGTTGATGAAATGGAAGGACTGATGTTTGATTACGATAATCTTCGTTCGTTGTGTGCGGAATGCCATGTCAGTGCTCATGTTCTTATCGGTTCGAAAAAGAAAGAGAATGTGCAGGAGAATTGCCGCCGTGTTACAGAGAGATTTGCGAAACGTTACTTTTAGTTAAGGAAGGTGAATTTCAGAGACACAGGGGGGGAGTTTTTTCTTACCCCGTCAATCACTCAAATCCACTGCCCCTAAAGAGAGAAATTTTTTGGTTTTTTGGAAAATGCCCGTGGGGGTAAGGATAAGACCTGAAAAACCACTATGTTCAATTAGCAAAAATAGGTATGCTTAAAATATTTAACACATGGAAATAAATAAGGAATATGACAATAAAGTCAAGGCTTTAAAGCAGAGGATTCAGAAATTGCTGGTCGAGAAGGATGAGTATTCTCCGGAATTTACTTATCAGGTAGAAATCACGGCTTCCATATTGGTTGTATTCCGGGATGTGGCAAGGCAGGTCTACGGAAAGAAGGTTTCGTTGATTGAAAAAAGCCGGGAGGATAAGGATCGTGCGATAAAGAATCCCGCGTATGATACTTACTGTATGCTGGCTAAGGCTGCGCAGGCTTCTCTACGGTCCTTGACTATGAATAAGGAGATCCGTTCGGAAAAGAAGAAGGATGCGAATGAAGAAGATGATGCTCTGACTAAGTTGTTGAACGATGTAAAGGAGGAATAATGTGCTTGATGTATCTACCAGAGAATACAAGAATGAGAGAATACAAGAATTATTATCCGTTGATGTAGAGAGATATCAACTGGACACGATAGATATCCGACTGCTGACATATGTAGAAGATGTAAGGAGCCGTGCCGATCAGCACAATCTATATGAGATTTTGGCTGTGACAAAGTTCTTCCGTCTAATGGATACGTATGTTTTCCGTCCGTCTAAGGTGAAGAAATTTGCGAAACTGTATGAAAGTTTGAAATTCTCGGGAATGGATGGTAGAAGATGTTATAGATTGACTCCTATACAGTATTTTCAGTTTGCCTCAATACTTGGCTTTTATCGGTGGGAGAGAGTTGGAGATGCAAAAGGAATGCCGGATGAAGAAGGGTTGGCCAGTAAGATAGAGGGTGAAGTAAGGTATGAGCTGAGGCGCTTGGTTCGGGAGGCTATTCTTTTTGTCCCCCGAAAGTTTTCAAAAACTACAAGTACTGCGTCTCTGGCGGTCAATGAGTTTTTGTTTGGTGATGTAAATGCCCAGGCGTATACTGCTGCCAACAGCTACAAACAGGCGAAGATCTGTTTTGAAGAAATACGAAAGATTGTAAAGCAACTGGATCCGAAGAAGAAATACTTTAAATCAACCAGGGAGACACTTCATTGGAAGCCGAATAAGTTCGGACGTGAATCATTTGTGGAATGTCTTACCGGTGGCGGAGACACTAAGGATGGTTTGAACGCTTCTCTGGTTATATTCGATGAGTACGCACAGGCAAAGTATGTGCGTGATCATTCGGACGGTGCGGAACTCTTGCAGGTATTGACCTCATCAATGGGTACAAGGCGTGAACCTCTTACTATTATCATAACGACTGCCAGCCGTGTGGAAGACGGTCCCTTTTCTCGGGAGCTGGAAAATGCCAAAAGGATATTGGAAGGCGAATACTCTGATGATTCACAGTTCGCCTCCATGTTTATGCCGGATGCATGGGAGATGTGTGATGAGGAAATGTCCAAGCCTTCTGTATGGAAAAAGTGTAATCCTCATATTGGAATAACAGTTCAGGAGAATTATTATAAGCAGAGGTGGGATAAAGCTCAGCATGATGCTGAGGCTATGATTGAGTTTAAAACCAAGCTGTTGAACATCTTTGTATCCGGAGGTGTCAAGGATTGGATCCCTCAAAGTTTGGCAAGATCATTAATGGTGGATTTCAATATAGAAGATATACAGGGAAGGCCGGAAACTATGGCGGCTCTTGATTTGTCTGTCAGTGATGATTTTTCCGCAGTAGTGTATAACATATACAGTCGTGCACAACGTAAGTTCTATTTATGGCTGGATTGCTACATTCCGGAAGAAACGCTTAATAATCACCCCAATAAGGAATTGTATAAAATCTGGGTAAATGCGGGATATATGAAGGTTTGTCCGGGTGCGGTTATAAGTGATAGTATGATAGTTGAGGATGTGTTGCGGCGAAACAAGAAATTGACGATATTGCAGATAGGCTATGATGCGTATAAATCGCAGGAGGTGGTGAATGCGTTGGCTGCTGCGATAATGGCTTTGGATACTAAACCGGAAAAGATCCTCAAGGCGATACCGCAAACCTACGGCGCTTTTACTTCCCCTGTGGAAACTTTTGAAATGGCGGCAAAGAGCAGGCCCTCGAAAGTCGCCATGTCTATGAACCCCATTCTTCCGTATTGTTTTGGTAATTGCTATTTGGATGAGGACCGGATGTGCAACAAGAAACCTATCAAGAGAAAGGAGAATTTGAAGATTGACGGTGCGATTGCATCTCTTATGACGTTCTGGCTTTACAACAATTACAAACAATAAGGTAGCCTAAATCACGTATTGGACTGTATTATGTAACAGTTTAATATGATGAATTATAATATTATAAAACTATTCAGGAGAGAAATCATTGCAGAAGGAAGGAATGAGAAGAAAAGTTCTTCCGGCGGTGATTACAAGCAAAACGTAGTGTATGTGTCAAGCGCGGAAACGGCCATGAAGATAGCGGCTGTTTACCGTGCTGTAAATCTGATATCCTCCTCTGTCGCTTCGTTGACGTTGCAATACAAGAGAAAGGATCGGATTGGCAATTACTTCAAAATGTACGATGATAAAGACGGAAGGCTTATAAATTATCTGTTAAGTGTCCGCCCAAATGAACGGATGAACTCTTTTGTCCTGATGAAGAATGCGGTATCGTTGATTCTGTTGAGGGGTAACGCTTATATTTATCCGGAAAAGAACAGGGCCGGTGTTATGACAAAGATGTATCTGTGTTCCCCCGGTTCGGTGGTGTATGATATGTATCAAAATGCATATATGATCAATGATGCAACCAACCAGATATATAAGACTGTCAGTGCTGATGAGATTATCCATTTGAAGAATGTAAGTAGAGATGGGGGATATACGGGAATATCTACGATTACTTATGCCGCTACAACGTTGAGTATTGCATCTACTGCCGATAATGAGACTTTGAAAAGGTTTGCTACCGGTGGTCGCTTCAAGGCCATTCTGCAAAATGATACTTCAGTAAAGGGCTTCGGAGAATATCAGGACAGGCAAATGGCGGGAATGAGCGAAGATCTTCAAGATGCATTAAATCGTGGTGATGATATCCTGCAATTAAAGGGAGACGGAACTTTGACTCCTATCAGTATGAGTTCTGCGGATATGCAGTTTCTTGAAAACAAAAAATTCACGCTTCGCGAAATAGCAAGATTCTTCAATGTCCCTCCTTCTAAATTAATGGATGACAGTAATGCTAACTACAAGAGTGTAGAGGTTAGTAATATAGCATTTTATACCGAAGCATTACAGCCGATTGTCACTGAGATAGAACGGGAGTTTACGTCCAAGCTTTTAAATGAAAATACTTATCTGGATTATAAGTTCAAATATGATTTGAGCAGCCTGTATGCCTTGGATTTGGAAAGTAAGGCTAAATGGGATAAGGCGCGTCTCGATAACGGTCAGGCGAGTGTGAACGATTTGCGCCGGGAAAGCGATAAGAACCCGGTAGATAAGGGGGATGATGTTTACCTGAGTGTCAATCTTGCGCCTTTGGGCAGCGCTAAACTAAGCGGAGAAACAACTTCAACAAATAACAAACCAACAGAAAACGGAGAGGAAAATCTATGAAAACAAATCAAATTATGATTCGCCCAATGGGTGAATTTAAGGTAATTCAGAGAACGAAAGATGCATTTTTCAATGCTACGGATTTATTAAAACAGTGGAATCAAT